ACGTCTACGGCTTCCTGCGGCGATAGGTCCCGCCGCCAGATAGTAACCTGCAACATCTGGCCGGTCTTAGGGTTAACTGACGGCGTGCGAAGTCCTGAAAGCACCGCGGCAATCGGGCCGCCGTCCAGGCCGTCGCCGCGCCATATCTCGACAGTTGACGGTCGGTTGGACGGCGCGACCGCGAGCCAATCCGCGAACGTGATCGTCGCGCGGTGCGGTTCCGGTAGGTAATAGAGCATAGGTTCGCGCTCCCTGGCTGTCCCGGGTCTCATGCCGGGAATGTTTCGGTTTGCTTGTGCAACCGTGACCGCCGCACGAGCCTGTTATGGCTCGCGGGCGGATCGGCGTACAAACGGGTTAGACGAGCGTTGTTGCGCGGCGTTCGCGGCAAATCGCGCTACAAGTGTTGTGAGAGTCGAGCATGTGCGCCGCGTGGACTAGTGCATCGTTCAAATGCTGCACGCCTGCTCCGGTATCCCGATAATGCATTGATTCGACATAAAGCCGGGCTAGGGCCTGGCGGACTTCGGTTGGCGTTGCGTCCATCGTTTAGATTCTCCCTGGCTGTACCGGTTCCATCCGGTAACGTTCGGTTACATGGCGCAACCGATACCGGGATCGTCTCATACTATGATACGCAAGGTCAAGGCTTTCCGCGGCCAGTTTCCGCGGCTTTGATACGATAGGGCGCATGTCTACTCATAAGATCAAAATAACGGCGCACATGGTGGGCGGGTCTAAGCGATCCTGGCGCACGCTCCGCCAGTTGATGCGATCCTACCGGGCCGGCAACGCAACTCCCGAAGCTGCCGCGGATGCAGGACTATCGCGCCGCGTAGTAGATACCTGGCTCCAACGCGGCCGGGACGGGATCGAACCGTATACGAGAATCCTGGCAGCGGTAGAACGCCAGCAGGGACGCGCCGTGAGTGAGTCCCTGCGCGCCATCAATGCCACACGCGACAGCGACAACTCGGACTCGTGGCGCGCTGCCGCGTGGCTGTTGTCGCATGGGACCGCACGGGACCGTTACGGAGACCGCGCGGAGCCAGGTGAAGCTCTAACGGTATCCGGGTTGTTCGCCGCGTTGACCGCGGCCAGCCAGGAACCGCCGCGACTCGGCGCGGCTGGCGCGACTGTTGACGCGCTGCCGTTGCTTGAGGAACACGCGCCCGACGAGACAGAGAAACACGCGCGCGACGTCTAGCTAAACATCCGTGGTAGTAGTAACAGGAAGCAGAAGCAGGAAGCAGCAGTAGCAGGCAGAGGCAGAGACAGTAGCAAGCAGGAGTAGGGGGGGGTAGGGGTATTAGTTAGAGGTTGTAGTTGTAGGAGTGAGAGTACCCCCCGCTACATTGTTGCGGCTACTTTTTCGTTCCTGGTAGTAGTAGTTTCTGGATTCTGGGTTTCTGGGTTTGGTTACTTTCTTGAGGTTAATCCACCGATCTGGCTTTAGGCCAGGTTAGGTGGAGGAGTTAAGCCAAAACACCTTACGTCTTGGGGCCGACGGAGTTTTGGTTTGGTGTTTTGGGAGTTTAGGAGGTTGTTTGAGTTAGCGTTGTTGGGGCTGTTGCTTTGTGTTGTTGCTTTCGCTCGCTTTGCTTGCTTCAGCAACCGCGTGAGGAAGGGGGGTGTGTTGAGTTGTGAGCAGTTTTAGTTCTTGCTGGAACAGGCAGCGCGAGAACGGGATTGCGCTTGCTTCGCTACCGGCATTGCCAGGTTTTGTTGCGGGGGTTGTATTTGCTTTGTCGGAGTTTAGTTGTATTTAAGACCGCCGTACATCTTGTGGGTTCCGTTGTGGCCTTTCCACTTAAAGCAGATGAACTCGCGTCCCTTCTGTGTTGCTTTGAGGCCACAGACAGCGTCATCCAAGAAGGCCATGAATGATAAGCCTTTCCCGAACATCCCACGATTTTTGCGTTTTGCCAAAAGAAAAAGCCCCCGGCTCCTGCGTTACTGCCCCAATGCTCAAACATATAGGTCGCAAGAGCAGGAGGCAGTACGAGAACTGTATCACAGATTTGTCTCTGCGACCTGATACACTCCTTTTTGTGCGGGGTCATAGCCGCACTCCTTCCTGTGGCCTGCCCCGAGTACCTTCTCTCCCGGGGCAGGTCATTTTGTTACACTTCCGATTGTGCTATCTGAACCTGTCATACGCGCGCTCTGGTCGCAACTTGACGATTCCGACCCTGTCGGTCATCCGGGGCAGGGTTGGGTAGCCCCGTCTGCGGTTCACGAAGAGTTCATCTTCAACGATACGGCGGAAACGTACCTTGTTTGCGGCGGAGACCGGGGTGCGAAGACCACCACAACGGCGATGAAGGCGTATCTTCTCGCGTTGGAATTTATATCCACCTATCCTTTAGACGCGGGCGGGAATGTTGCGTGGGTTGTTGCGGATAACTACAACCTGACGGCGACCGAAATGCGCGATTGCATAGGCGAATGGCTTATGCAGATGCCCGAGATAGCCCAGACAAGGGGAAAAGAGGGGGGATTCAGGCAAACCGCCCGTATCGACCCCGGTTCAATCGAGATTCCCACGCCAAACGGCAAGACTTTCAAGATAGAAACGAAGTCTGTCGGAGACCCTATGAACGCGATGCGCGCGGAAGGGCCGGTTTGGATACTCGCCTGCGAAGCTGCGCTGCTTTCCCACGACTTCTATCTCAGGGCGCAAGGTCGCCTCGGCCAGATACGAGGCCAGTCCAACGGGAAGTTCGGACAACTCATCATGTCGGGAACCCTGGAAGGCTCTCTCGGCTGGTATCCGACCCAGTATATGAAGTGGAAGTCCGAGACAGAGGCCGCGTTAGACAAGGCTGCGGTCTTCTCATTCCGATCCCAGGACAACCCGTTTGCGTGGCCTGGAGGTGCGGAAAACACGCAACTCAAGCAACTGGAGCGTGAACTGCCCGAAGCGTTGTTCATGGAGCGGTATCTTGCCGTTCCGAGTCCTCCGAGCGGTCGTGTTCACGACAGGTTCGACTCCACTGTTCACGTCAAAGAGGTTGAATACGATCCTGCATTGCCGATTTATCTCGGTATGGACCCCGGGTATTCGGGTGCATCGTCTAATTACGCGATTGTCGTGGCGCAGAAAAAGAACATCCAGCGTCCTGACGGTCGGTCATTCCAGCAATGGCACGTTATCGACCAGATTTACGAACATCACATGACGGTAGACGAGATATGCCAGAAGGCGATGGATCAATACTGGTGGAAGAATCCGAAGAAAATCGGGGTTATCGACATAGCCGGGTCATTCCACGCGGGCGCGCAGGAATCCAATACAGAGGTGTGGCAAAAGAAAACAGGCCTTACACTTATGCACGAAAGGGTTAATATCCAACCGGGTATTGACCGCTTTAACACGATGCTTCAGTACGACCCGGAGTTTCGTGAGCCGAAGGTTCTGTTCCACCCACGGTGTACCGGCATCCTTTCAGAACTCGGGCATTGCCTGAGTCCTGTGGATAATCGGCCTCACATATACTCATGGAATAAGAACCGCATGGGTGATGTGATAGGGAAAGTCCCTAAAGATGATTTCTGCGATGGAATCAAGGCTCTCACATATCTCTGGATCAACCAGGTTGGCTACGCAACAGCGAACCAGGGGCCAAAACGACCGCATGTCCGAAATATACGCAGCCGTAGGCGAGCAGCGTTGACGAGGTATTAAGTGACTACTGTTGAAGCGCGTCTTGAAAATGCACGGTTAGCAGATGACGGACGCCCGCGCGAGCCACGGCGACGGATGAGTCGTGATGCCGAACGTGACGCTATTGAGAAAATCCTCGAACGCATTGAACTGCGTGAGAAAGCACTTCAACCTCTCTGGGACCGCATGGATGCGGACATGGAACGATATGCCCTTGTACCGTTCGAGCCGGTAGCCGGTGATGGCATATCCCCCGAAGACGCTTATACGTCAAACGAACCACGAACTCATGCAGACAAAGTTATCTCGATTGTCGGCTACGCTCCTGCGATTGTTAAGATCGAGTCCGAAGTCGAAGAGGGCCAGGCCAACAACGTAGACCAGGATGCCGAACGTGTTGCGATTGGGATGCTTCGTCTAGGTGACGAGAACCTGGTCAAGGTCGGCACTACGCCCTTCCAGCCAACGCTATCTCACTTTGCAATCGTAGAAGGCGGCTGGGTAGCCTGCCGTAACCTCCTTACGAAACGTCAGGACGGGTCTACAAAAGTAAACCTGACTCCGATTGATCCGCGTCAGCTTGTCTTCCAGATGGGTTCGGAGGGTCTGATCTGGGCTGCGATCATCACGATGCGGAATCGCCTTGCGATAGAGGACGAATACGACTTCAAGTTCGACAAGACCTCTGAAGATACGAATAACGACGACATGCAGGAGAAGGTTGTCGATTACTACCGCAAGGAAAAGGGTCGATGGATGAACTCGGTCATCATCCCGAGCGAGCATAAGTACGCAAAGAAGCCTGCGAACACCTTTTCTGTAGAAGACCCCATCACTATTCGCGGGATCGGGTCGAACCCGGGGACTGCTTCGTTCAGTTTGACGATGGGTGTCAACGAGAGTCGGAAGATTCAGGGGCTTGAGGGCTTTGGCGAGTCTGTTTTCGCGGCGAACCGGGCGGTTTACGAGTCGGACAACCGGGTCAAGTCGATCCTTACGTCTAACCTGGCGAAGCAAAACTCGGGTATATACAAGACGACTTCGGCGGGTGGCGAGTTCACGCTTGAAGAAGAGCCTGATAAAGCAGGACAGATCACGCTTAACAGTTCGTTAGGAGAGGATGTAAGTCTTCTCGACCTCCCTGCGATCCAGAACGGTGCGATTACGAACCTCGGGTTTATCAACACCGATCTTATTAGCGGCGGCACACCACCCTCTGCGAGCGGAATTGCTTCTGGCTCCCAGTCGGGTCGCGCGCTTACGATCCTTAATTCGGTTCTTGGAGACCGAGCACGACCGTTCGCTCATGCAGTCGAGGCTTGTATGCAGGGAGCGGTAAAGGCGTTGATGGCCCAGTACGAGACAGGCCAGTACGAGACGTTGCGAGTCACGGGCAAGTTGCTCGACAACGTAGGGTTCTCACGCGAAATCACGCCTCAAGAGATTCAGGGACACGGCCCGCTTACGGTCGAACTTGTTCCCAGTCTTCCGCAAGACGATCAGGCTCAGTGGATGATGGCCGAGTTTGCAAGACGGCCTAATGCTGAAGGCAGGCCGGTTGTCTCGGACACGTTCATCAAGGAAGACATTCTTCGACTCAAGGATGCTCAACTTGAAGAACGCCGGGTCGATTTACAGTTGGCGACTGCTGCGACTCCAGAGAACCTTCTTATGGGACAACTTCAGTCTGCGCTTGAAGCAGGGAATATGATTGTTGTTCAGAACCTTGCCGAACAGGTTCAGCGGCTTAAAGCCCAGCAATTCATGGAAGACCAGGCGCGCCAGTTTGCGTTCATGCAAATGATGAGTCAGAATCCTGTTCAGGGCGCAGCACAGGGAATGGGAGCACCGGCAGGCGGTATGGGAGGCCCAATGGGAGTTCCAATGGGTAGCCCTCCGTCTCCAACAAACGGCATGACTCCAGAACAAATGCCACTAGCAGGAACTCCACTCGGGCCTTCGCCTGGAGCGAATGATCCAACAGCGAACGCGGGCGTACCGCGACCGAACGCACAAGGTATACCGGGACTGGAACTC